GGCATTTGCTTGTTCATACAAGTCCAGGCTAAAAGGCAAGCCAAACCAGACAATCACATTGCCGCCTACCTGAAGGCCATCAACGCCATGGCCACCAGAGGCTGGGTGCATTAAGAGCAGAGAAACTAAACCTTTTTGCCAAGTTTTTAAAGATGGCTCTCCGTCAAAAACCATGGCTTCAGGAAACCGCTTCAGGATTCGTGCCTGGTCATGTTGATAACTGGTTAAGCAAAGAACCGGCTCGCCCTGGTCAACGATCTCCTCCAAGGCATCAAGCTTTGCATCATGAATATGCCGAACTGCCCTGCTCTCGTTGTAGACAGCACCGTTTGCCATCTGGGCCAGCTTGCCGGCCAAAACACCCGCGGAAGCAGCAACGATGTCCTCGACCACCATTTCCTCTTTCATTTCTTCGTATTCAGTCATGTCAAAGCTCACCGATACGACGTTGTCGATTCGATCTGGCAAAACGATGTCACTTTCAACGCTGAGCATGATGTCTGCCACAGCGTCATGAATTTCTTGTGCGGCGCCTGGCTTAAGCGCCCAGGAATAAACAACATGTCCATTTCGCTTATCCGGCACAAACCACTTATTCCTGTACGCTGTAAGTGAGCGGCCAAGGCGCCTGCCCCAGTCAAGCATGCTGATCTGTGGCCAAAGCTCTAGCAACGAGTTTGGCGCTGGGGTTCCGCTCAGGATGTATAACCTCTTAGTTTTATCCCTGACACTCTTGAGTGACTTCCAGCTTTTGCTGGATCGGTCCTTGAAACCCCTGTTCTCATCTATCACTACACAATCAAATGGCCAGCTCGGCAGCTCTTCCACCAACCAACTGAAGTTCTCTCGGTTGATGACATAGATATCTGCGTCAGTCGCCAAGGCTTTTTTTCTGGCTACGGCATTACCAAGTACTCGCTGAACTTTGAAGTGCTTGGTCTGATCCCACTTTGAAGACTCGGTATGCCAAACCAGTTCGGCAACCCGTTTGGGCGCAACAACCAAAACCTTTTGAGCCTTCATAGCCTTGATGGCCAGCAAGGTGATCACCGTTTTGCCGGCACCCATCCTGAGCGCCAAAAGATGTGCTGGCTGATCGACCATCCGTTTTACAGCCAAGCTCTGATATGGCCTAGGTGAGAAATTCATCAACTGCCTCCTTTGAATCTAGCCAGACTGCACGGCAGCCCAACTGCGTTAAAACTTCCAAGGTGTGAAGTTGCAGCTTTGTCGGCTTAGCGCCTGGCCGCTTAACTTCCACAAAGAACACCTGCCCTTGAGGCAACACACCAATTCGATCGGGCACACCGGCATGACCCGGACTGACCCATTTAAAACATTGGCCACCCATCGCTTTCACGCGTTTGACCAAATACCGTTCAACATCGATTTCCTGACAACCTGACATGTCAAGTGCCTTTCAAGTCGTCAACATATATATTTTTTTCTTTTGGAAAAAAGTTACTACATGTGAGCAACCTGTAAAACTTGTCAGGCTTGTCAGGAAATGAACATTTCTCCTCTGACAAAGGGCTCTGACAAGTTGCCTGACAAGTTGAGTTCCTGACAAGTCAGACTCCTAGAAAATCCATGCCGGTGGTTGAATCAAGCAACTTGATCGCGTCATCTTCTGACAAGTCCTCCCCTTGCAGTGTCCAGACTCGACATGCCTCGCCGCTCCACCACCGTCTTGTCAGGAACCTGAACCCCTTTGCCGTCAACATTCGGCTGACGCGAGTGGTCTGAAAAGGCTCATCGATCTTCGCTCTGAGGGCTCTTGAGAGGTGCTGTGATGAAACAACTTGTTTATGAACGCCAACCGCCCCACCCTCAATCAACTCCTCGGTCAAGATGTCCAACTCCGACTTACTCATCTCAACTACAGTGTCTTTAGTGGCAGTGTGCGGAGCCCGTCCATCGGCTTTAAACTCCACATGCAGGGCATAGCTCAAGAACCATTGCCGCAGTGCACCCGCATTGTTTTGAATTGCAATGAAGAGCTTTTTGTAATACCCCTCATCGGTCATGCGCTTAACCTCGGCAAGCCCAATGGATGAGCTGATGAACATGAACCGCCTGTCTTCGTCCTCAACCGGTGCGCCATCCAGGTAGTTTGAAAGCACCAAGTAATTCGTTGAGTTGGGTGCCACGTAGCTGGGTTTACCTTTTGGGTGAATTTCTACTTCGGTGTTTGTGATGAAGGGCTTTAAGCGGTTCATCACGTCAAAGCGGTTGTGGCCGTGCTGCTTCATCTCTTCAATGGTTGTCAGGGCGTAGCCCATCGCCCAATCGGTGAAGTTGCTCTCAAGCGTCGAGCCATTAAGGGAGCGCACGTTTTGGCCGCCCATGCAGTGGCCAAGCAATTCACCGAAAAAGGACTTGCCGTCACCAGGCGGTCCATGCAGATAGGGAGTCCAGCGAATCTTTACGCCTGGGCGCTGCACGTTATGGGCGACCCATGACATGAAGATGCCCCTCTCCCGCTCATTTTTGATGTACTTTGTGAAATGATTTTGAACAAGCTCAATGGCTTCCTGGTTCTCAGCACTGAGCTGCGCAGGCATCTCTGGCTCAGAGCCAACGCGGTACAGATTGACCCAGAGCTTTCCAAACAGCTTGAACATTGACCCGCAAGCTGGCATGTAAGCTTTGTGCGCAACGACTGGAATATTCCACTCTTCAAGCGCAAACAGATCGGCTTGCTCACGGTCGCCGAAGAAGTTCGTTGGCATGTACCGATTGAACATGCTTTTGAAACCCTTGCTGGTGACCTCTTGCTTGGATTCAAGGTTGAGAAACTTATCCACGTCAGTCACATAGACCCAAGGCTTTACCCAAGCAGGCGCATTTAAAGAACCACCGGACGGCACAACCTGAGAGTTCACGCCAAGCAGCTCTCGTACTGTTTTGGTTGGAAGCTTCGCACCTGTAAGCGCCTTGTGCTTTGCATTCCATGTGGCCACCAATATTTCTTTTTGGTTCACATCAAGGTGCTTGTCCTGAAAAATAACTTTGGCCACTTTGGTGCGAAGCGCCATATCGTCTTGGCAGTCGTCGATCAGTTTTTTTGAAAGTTCAACAGCCTCACGCTTAGCCATTTCTTGAGCATCCTCACGCGCAAGCTTTGTGATCTTGATGATCCACCCGAGCGTGACAACGCCAGTAGATTTTTTGCTTTTAAAAGACTTCCACTTGTTGTCTTCGTAGTTACGGTTTGGGTTTTTCTTGGGTGACTGAGCAAACATCTCATGCCAAAGCTCTAAGCCTTCGTCACCGCCATCGAACTGGTGGTGCAGTGCTTGGCCAACTTTGAGCCATTCGTTGTAGTGCATTGACTGGTCAAGGTATGGCGAGATCTCATCTCTGATGCGATCAGCGTCCCAGCCCTCGATGGGTGCTTTGAGATTAAGCAGATCATCGTCAGTACTGTCAGCGGCCTCATTTTTCGCACCGGTCATTTCAACAAGCCATCCAACGTCTTGCTCAAACATTGGCAGCGCATTGTGGCCATTCAAAGCATGGCCTGTGACTGTGAAAAACCGGCCGGTGTTGTGCTTGTACAGCTCTATGTCGATTTGGGTTTCTTGGTCACCCAGGTTGTCTTTGACACCCTTTACCTGCGATGAGGCAGCCAAGTTGGAAATCGTAAACAGCTTGATGCCTGTGCCCGATGGGCTGACCTCGGCGTAGCCATCAACCTCGGTCAAGGTCTTGTTGGCAATTTCAGTGAGCGCGCCAGTGGTCGCATCTCGGCAGTCATCCAGATCAATGCCATCGATGTTTTGGGTGAGCACAATACCGATCCCGTAGTCAGGGTTGAGCATTGCAAAATCCCAGACCTCGTCGAAACTGGTCCAAGTCTTTGGATCACTGGTCGATGCCCTTTTGATGCTCGTTGTAAATGGCATCTTTTTCCAGACACCGTCTTCAAAGATGTAGCCCCACAAAACCCAGTCAGGGTGAGCGCGAATGTCGTCAGGTATGCCTCCGAAATTAACCGGCAAGGCTTGAGGACGGGCGATCATGTTTGACTCGCTGCGTCAGCGATTGCGCCAAGCTCATTGGCGATCAAACGATTTGTTTCAGCAATATCAAGCAGTGCTTTGCGACAGCCATTGAGGGCGTCGTTCAGGATCAATGCAGAAATAATTTCAGGGTTGTTAGTTACAACCTGCGCGTCTCCATAGAGATCACGCAGGTACTCAGAACGAGCAATAGCCATGATGAACAATCAAAAAATAGCACCGCGAACCGCGCGACTCGGTTAGTGTTTTATCGGGTTGACGGGTTCGAGCAGTTTTAAAATTGCAGCCTGGACGTGCTGCTGGAACGCTGTGACGGCGCTCGAGTCGGCCCTAAGAGTGATGACGTAACTGTTGTCATCGAAACTCATAGTCCCACCTTGTCCAAGAAATTCCAAATCTTCCATTGACAGGGAAATTGGTATTTCTGTCACCGAAAGCCACTCCAGTCCAGGTCTGGACGCAGTGCTTCTGGGCCAATGTTGAGCCCCTTTTCCTTAGCCATACGCAGCAGGCTGGGTATACGGTCCATGGGAATTCCACGGCTTTTCCAGCCTGAAACAGCTTGGGGTTTGACCCCCAAACGGCGGCCAATACGGCTTGGGCCGCCTAGTTTTGAAAGGATTTGGTGCTCATTCATGCCCCAAACTTTAGTGGAATTACAACAATTATTCAAATATTATCGGCAAAAAACACTTTTCACTACTTTTATACACTTATACTTCGACTCTATTCCACTTTTACACACAACTTATGCCCAAGTTAATCAATGTGGCAGGGAAAATCAAAGACACCAGGAAGCGCCTGGGGATGACTCAAAAGGACTTTATCCTTGCAGTCAGCAAAAAGCTGTATCTAAGCACCCCATTGAACGACTCGTTGGCAAGTCAATGGGAATCAAACCTTAAAAACCGCGCCAATCCCACAGATGAACA